TGTCCCATAGTGGGACTAACGTAGAGAACCGCAGAGCCTTGTGGACACTTGAGTCCTTCAATCAGTAGGGTAACTGCTGCCATACGACTCTTACCGCACCTACGCCCAGCAGCCACAACCTTGAACCTTGTTTGGTCTTTAAATACCTCTTGTTGCCAAGGAAGTAGAGAGAAGTTCAGATCAGCCATATTTAGCCTCTACGTCTTCTGCCTGTTCATCAATAATGGTCGGCTCTTGTCCCAAACCAGTGATATTGATGGTTACAGCACTTCTCTGAGACTTATCCTTTTCAAACAAAGAAACAGGAAGAGTCCTATCAAGACACATCTTCAAAGCTACCAATTGATGGGGATGCTCATCATTAAGGGCTATCTCAATAACCTTCTGAGCCACATCCTTACCTCCAGACCTAATCATCAGCTCCTTAAGCTCCTTGAGACGTTGATGGTCTGTCTTAGGTAGTACTAGGGGTGGATTGTCAGCAAACCTCTGTATGGTCATCTTGACGCTCCCCTTGGGTCTTCCTCTTCCTCTTTTTTCCATTTTGTCCTCCTTGGAATGGATTAGTTCATTTTAGCTTTTTCTGAGGGTGGGATGCTCCACAAATATCTACCAACCCAACCTACCCCCTCCCCCCCCATACAACCACACACCTAGGGTTTATACCTAAGGGTTTCTACCTACTCGTTTACCCTTATAGGGTTTACCCTTACCTTGTCTAAATGCGAATGATTCTTATTTAAAGGTTATGCGTTTTTTGCATAAAGTGTAAGAGTAGGCGATGCACCTTTTTCCATGTACTTGATCTGAATGCGAACTATTCGCGTTTACCCTTCTATTAGTGTTTACCCTACCTTAACTGATGACCTCTCTAAGTTGGGGCTATCTGTTGTCCCGCGATCCATAATTAAAATACTCATATCCATATCAGGGCGAAACCCTTGGTTGTGGGCATAGTGGTATAAATCCAACACTGTTTCAAACCCTCTGCAAATATTGCCCTTTCCCGCTGAAAGCAAGATGATCCTCTCTGGGTCTGTCAGTGTCCTTTGGAAATATCGGGTATTAGGTTTTGAGGGTCTGCCCATTTTTTCCTCACAATTTAATAATTTAAATAATTGTAAACCATAGTTCCAAGGGTTTCTACTGATAGGGTTTTGGAGGGGTCTTATAAATCAACAAGTTACGAGAGTTGGCACGATTCTATTATGCTTATATAGTGAGAGGGTAGATTTTTAGCTCTCTCTTTCTTATCAACATTTATTAAAAGGCGTGAATTCAAATGACTAATACCAGAGAACAATGGCTTGCAAACGCAACCACAGAGCTTAGAAGCCTCTTTAAAGCCAATGGGGTAGACCTACCCTTAGAGGTTCGCTCAAGCTGTGGCTTCCCCTCAAAATCTGCCCTTTCTAATAAGAATCGGAGAATCGGAGAATGTTGGTCTGCTAGAGCATCAGCAGATAGCCATGCGGAGATTTTTATCTCTCCAACGATCAGCGATTCAATGCGGGTTTTGGACATCTTGGCGCATGAGCTTGTGCATGCTTGTCACCCTAACGATGGACATGGCAAACTGTTTAAACGTACCGCCTTGGCAATCGGCTTAGAGGGCAAAATGACCGCCACAGTTGCGGGTGAGAAATTCAAGCTCTGGGCTTCGCCTGTTTTGGAAAGGCTTGGCATTTATCCTCATGCTGACTTGATCCCCTCAAACGCTCAAAAGAAACAATCAACCAGAATGTTGAAATGTGTTTGCCGTGATTGTGGTTATACAGTGCGAGTGGCGGGTAAGTGGCTCAATGACATGGGTGCGCCACATTGCCCAGATCACGGAGAGATGGCAATCTCTTAACAGCTTAGAGGGAAGCTCGCAAGGGCTTTTCTGTGCGCTGTTGCACTATATCGAAAGGCGTGATTTTATGATGGCAAATACAAAACCAGTGTTAACTTTTAACTTAGTTGAAAAGGTTGACCCAGAGACTTATCTGGTAACTTTTTTGGTTGTTAACTTTGAGGGTGAGGTTTTTAACTCTTTCGCTGACCATGAGGGCAAAAAAGCGTTTGACGTTTGGATGTCCTATTTGACTCAGGATGAGAAAACCCAGTGGGATAACTACATTCTTAAATGCGAAGCTCAAGATGAGGTTTGGAATGAGCAACAATGCGAACGTATGCACTTTTCATACAACTAAATAAACTTAAAGGCTTAAATTATGTCAGCAATCACTAACCCAGATCACATCGCACAAATGCGAATCCTCACCTTGCGTCAAGCTCTCAAGCTCGAAATGCTTGGTATGAAAAGAGGCGGTAAAAGTGCTTATGCAATTCTCAAAGCCGAGGGTTACAAAGGCACACGACAAGCAATCTTTGACCAACTGACAGAGCAGAGAGCCGAGTGGCTTGGTGAGAGCGTTTAAACACTATGTCTAATTTTAAAGAAACTCTGCTCGATGTCTTAACTTGTATCGGGTTGGGGCTTGCCCTTTGTGTGGGTCTGTTGGCTTATTTCGATATATTGGTCAAGTGAAATTCCAACGGGTAGGCTCACGAGTTGGGTCTATTCGGTGCAATGTCGCATCATTTAAAAGGTGTCAATCGTGAACAATCAATTAGCGCAAACCATTTGCCAAGCCTTCGACCAAAATCAATACTACTCAAAGTGTTTAAACACTGCCAGAGCCAATGCCCAAGCCATGTTATCAGGGCGCACCCATTATGTTGATGATTCGACCTTGCGTTACTTCAATAGTCGCATTACATCGGCTCAACCTTCGACCTTTGGCTTGTTCTTTGTTATAACTGAGTCGGTGGGAAGAGAAAGTTATGGTGGAAAACGTGGTTTTAGAACTGTTCTGTTTGACATCAATGGACAAACTGTTTACCGCCCAAGTCTTGAAGAATTAGAAAACACTTCGACCAAAGCGCAGAAAACTTTTTACGCTTGGTTTGAGTCTTTCAATGCCGAGACTTACTATAAAGACCAAATCAAAGAGAAGATCATTAAAACCAACAGACAAGCGAGTTATCTGGAAGAGTGTTTAAACGCATTGAATGAGGTAGTTTCAGCATGAACAAATACACAATCACTCATGGCTCTATTGCTTCAGTTCAATATGTGACCTTACCCGATGGGCAAAAGGTAATTGTCACCCATGCACAAGATGGCTCAGAGCGAGAATTGCCAAAATTACCCATAGAGGTTCAAGCGTCTGTAAATCGTCAGTTTGGCATTATCTTTGCGCTTCCTTATGACAGCCGACAAGCCTTCATTGATGAATCAATCCCCTTTGATGTGGAGGTGTCAGCATGAAAACTTTAACTTATCTTTTTGAGTTTTACGAAAATACTGCCGATGAATGGCACGCAGAATATGGGGATTTTGCCTCAGAAACATTAGCAGAAGCGATGACGAGATTCGCAGAAGAATACCCACAAGGGCGCATCATCAATCATTATGTGCAAGTTAATAAAGATGGAGAGCCAACATGAGAAAACCTCCTAGTGGCTTCAAGCCCAGATCATTTGATGAGCGAATCTGTGATCTCGACCATTTGCAATTCACGCACAAGAAACGAGCTAAACGAGGGTTTTATTATTGGTCAGAAAAAAATCCAGACCAAATATTGCACGAGTTTCATTTATCAGACTTTGCCAAGTGCAGAGCGTTTAAACAACTTAAGGTTCAATTATGAAAACTTTTCAAATATTTAAAAACGTGTCTTATGAATATTTTATTGAAGCGGAAACATTAGAAGAAGCTCAAAATAAGATCATTGAAGAAAACCCCGACTATGAAAGCGAGGAATTGATTGAGTGGGTTTTTTTAGATGAACACGATGGGGCAGACTGGAAATATGAACCAATTTTGGAGGCAAACTAAATGATCTATTTCGCTTTAAACAATGACGGATTAATCTATAACTTAGGCGATCATGGTGATTGGGAGGCCGCCAATGAAAGTTCTCATGATCTAATGCTTGAACCAATTTGGCTGCTGGATGAATTTGAAGCGCAAAATTGGGCATCATTTATTCAAGAGCAAATCAAAGAAACTAGAAAAGCATTAGCCGCTTTATGATTTACGCTTGCATTGCCCTAGTTCTACGAATACTTAGCGGTAAACGCTAAATCCTCAGACCCTCTTCGGAGGGTTTTTTATTGCCTTGTGTAGGTTGGCATGGGTAAGCCCTTAAAAACGCCTAGAAAGGGCTTTTAGAGCCTTTGGTGGGCATTTCCTCGCACAATCTGCGAATGGTCTCATTCAATGCGTCTATTTCATCCATTTTATTGATAGCCCATGCACGTTTTTGCCCATGCCATCCCATCACGGGATTGCGGTGGCAATCTACACATAATGCAATGCAAGTGTATTGAAGCCCTTGTTTGTAATGGTGGGCTTCGCTTGGGGCTGATGCTTCACAGACTGAACACGGCAAAGACTTGACCCTTGCAAGGTGTAGCCTCTCCTTTGCGTTCAGTTTGTTGTTCATTGGGTGGCTTTTTGCTCAATACGGGCAGAGTATTGCTCTGTGCGCCACACCTCAATTCTTGCTTGTGCCGCAGTCATAAGCCAGCGAAAACGCTCCTCCCTCTCCACGGCTTGCCTGATTCCTTCTAAGATTTCGATGTAGTCGGCATGGGCATAAGCAAAGGTTTCCTGTTTTCCAAGAACTTCTGTTCCCGCTTGACTCGCCAATTGAGCCTTGCGTGATTTGCGAAACTCCTCTAAATACATTCTGTCGGCCTTCGCTTTTGCATACAAAGGCGCAGTGTCAATCAGAAATTGGATTGCTTTGGTGGGTTCGTTCATACATCCTCAGTCTTGTAGTTTAGTTTATGGTGCTGAAAACGCATTGCCGCCTCACACTCCATCTCTTTAAACTGTTCATCAGAAAATAGCCCTATGACGTTTTTTCCCTCAAACCACACTTCTTTAATTGATTCGTTAAAGGTTGAATCTTCGTCTGATTCATATTCATAAACTACTGTAACGATCTCGCTACCCGCACCTACTGTTGTGTCAAATTCCCATGTATTCATAATTGGACTCCTGTTAAAAATTAAATGTTATTCCTTTTGTGGAATATTTTGAATAGGGATAAACCCTTAGTCTAGGCATTCTTTTACACACACATCTATTCCTGATTGACTTGAATAAACCTTCGTTACATGGATGTTTACGATCTGTGTGTCATCTTTGTAAACAACTCCATTCATGGCATCTTCTACACTCTTGAGAACATTTGATGCGTCAGGCTTCTTAATTGGTTTCTCAAAGCCGTTTAAACAGTCTGCTATTTTCTTTTTAGAATAAGACTTGGGGATTGGCGCTCGAATGTAGAGATACAGATTTACAGGGGTCTCCAATGGTTCAGAACTTCCCATTGCTTCTGTTGCGGCTTCTTTGATTAAAGATTCATAGGTTCTTGTTTTGTCAGGAGTGTAAGTCTGGACAAAGTTTCCACGCCTAGCGTATCTTGCTCTTTGTTTGCCAACAGGGTCAGCGTCTAGTTTAAAAGTCACCATGAAAGTCATAGAAGTGTCCCATCTTTGATTCGGTTCATATATTCCCTTATGCGATCTCTTGCACCTATGCCATAAATTCTTTCGGCTCTCTCAAGTCTGGCACGAATGAGGTCACGATTTTTACTTCCTTCCCAATTCCGATAGAGTTCCCTAGCTTCTGCTTGCTCAAGAATTACTCTATCGCTTGGGCCTTGAATGTTTCTTCTACTCCAAGTCACCAGTTAACTCCAATGCTTTGTTTATCAGGTGTAATGGGTAAGGAACACCCTCTTTTACTCTGTCCAAAAGTTTCATTGCTTCAAAGTAGTTCATACAAATAAAAGTTGTTGAGTTTTTACAGTTGTTCCAGAGTCATATCTCTCAGAGTCGCCTTTTGGATATGGCATAACTTCGTATTTCAATTTAGAACGTAAAACTTTTTTATCAGTTTTTGAACCATGAAAAATGATATATCTATGTTTTCTTGAACGCTCTGTGTAATAAAAATCATCACCATGAAGTTCTTTTATTTCCTCCAATGTCAAGCCATCACTTATGGTTTTTGAATGCTTGTGTTCTTGTCCTTTAATTGTCCAATCAACTCTATTTGCAGAAAGTCCTGTGTAAAGAAAATTGGTGGCTTGGTAAACGTAACCTACATGACCTTTGCCTGTATCAGCATAAGAAACAACAATCATTGGTTTTGGCAATAACTTTATTGAGTTCGCAACAAGGAATGATGCTTCGTTTTTGTGGTTGTCCAACAAACAAACTCGGTTTAGCTCTAAAACTTTGTCTGAATATTCTTTGCCACAGATTCCCATACAAAGTGATGGCGAAGCAGGAATGCCATAAGTCACTACGCCAACCAGAATGTCATCGTTGTAAAGCCCAAACGCAAACATTATTTGTGGCATACGCTTGGCATAGTGTTTTTCAAGCAACCAAGGCTCAACTTCAAAGTTGTTTATTGGCAACACTTTCATGCTCTACCCCTGATTTGAGCCATCCTAGCCAACACTTCAAGCGGAATTGGTGCGGCTTTTTTTGCGTCTTCCTCTATTTTCAACAAAGCAAGGTTAGGCTCATTCTTCGATGGAACTGTGAGCCTCACAATGTCTGCTGGGTTTGGTTTGACGACCCAATCTGCTTTGAATGCTTGCCAACCACGAACAACACATTCCTCCAAGGCTTTCTCAAGTGTCCAACCAATCTTTTGCGCTTCGCTTGAAATTGCATCAATGGCTCTCTGGGTTATCGGTGCTCTTTTGGCTTTCCTTAATGTTTTGAATTCTTGCCAAACAGAATCAGAAACACCGATAGGTGGTGCAACGCTAGTTGCTTTCTTCTTTGTCTCTGTCTCTCCCTCTGTC